AGCCCGCACCGCTTTGAGGAGTTTGACGCCAGCAAGATCGGCACGGGCGAGGGCGCGCAGTCTTTCGGCCACAGTATTTACCTTGCCGAAAGCCCTGATGTTGCAAAAGATTACGCAACTCGCCTTTGGAAAAATAAATATCCAGCGGGCCGAAGCGAAGCATGGGATGCGTCAGCAAAATTTTACAAAGCACAAAAAAAATACTTGCAAAGCGTGTTAGACAATGCGCCAAAAGAAACGAAAGAAGCATTAAAGAATCAAATGGACGTTGCTTTAGAAGGAATAGAAAAAGCAAAACGTGAAGTGGGGCCGCAGTTTTACACCGCCGACCTACCCGACGAAATGGTAGATCGGATGCTGGATTGGGATAAGCCGTTAAGTGAACAGCCGGAGTTTGTGCAAAAGGCATGGGCTGACTGGCGTAACAGCCCTCAAGCGCAAAAATTAGTGAAACAAATGGGTTCGCGTGGGCTTTCAGCGCAAGACTTAGAAAAAACATTTGGAAATCCGACTGGCGCAGCAATGCACAAATGGATTTACGAAGGGTTTGGTTCATCAAAAGGCGGCGAAATGCCAAAAGTTGCCCAATTCCTGAAAGACAAGGGGTTGGTCGGTGTTAAATATCAAGACGCAGGCAGCCGAGGCCAAGGCGGTAGCGGTACACGCAACTTCGTCGTGTTCCCCGGCGAGGAAAAGAAAGTTAAGATTAAGAAAAGGGAGTGAGTAATGCCTAGCAAATCCGCCAAACAAGCCCGTCTGATGGCCGCCGCCGCGCACTCCAAGGAGTTTGCCAAGAAGGTCGGCGTGCCGATGAAGGTGGCCAAGGAGTTCAACCAAGAAGACAAGGGCGGCAAGCTCCTGAAGAAGGCGATGAAGAGCAAGCCGAAGCGAGGGCTTCTGGCTTGAGCGATCGCAACCCGCACATTGACGTGCAGCGCGCCATGCAGGCAGAGGAGTTGATCAACAACCCGCTGCTGAGCGAAACACTCGACTCGATGGAGCGGGAGTATCTCGCAGCGTGGCGCACCAGCAAGCTACCAGACATTGAAGAGCGCGAGCGATTGTGGCTTGCGACGCAGGTACTGGATCAGGTGCGCAACCACCTGCGAATCGTGCTCGAGAATGGCGTCGTCGCACGCCGAGAAATTGATCGGATAGCAGGGCGCAGATAGTCTTGTATCCCGCAAAATAGAGTTATGAGTGAAACCGGCACGGGTACACCCCCCGGAACAATACAGTCCACGCAGGATGTTTTCGAGCAGATGCTCGCCGCTGAAGAAGGCGAAAACGAGCAGCTTGAAACCGAAGCAACGGACGAGGGTGAGGAGGCAGTTGAAGCATCAGCCGATGAGGCTGACGTTGAGGCTGTCGAGGAACCAGAAGGCGATGAGGAAGCCGAGGAGGCTCCGACAGCAGCGCAGACATTCCGCGTCAAGGTTGACGGGGAAGAAGTCGAAGTGCCGCTCGATGAGCTGCTAAAAGGCTACTCACGCACCGCAGATTACACGCGCAAAACGCAGGCCATTGCCGAGGCACGAAAGAATGCCGAAGCAGAGGCAGCACAAGCGCGGGAAGAGCGGCAGCGATACGCACAGACATTGCAGGTGCTGGAGGCGCAGCTAAAGGCAGCACAGCCGCCGGAGATCGATTGGGACAGGCTCTACCAAGAGAATCCCGTCGAATGGGTACGGCAGCGTGAGCTGGTGCGCACTCGGCAGGAGCAGCAGGCTTGGGTCGAAAACCAACGCCGTGCTCTGGCCGAGAAGCAGGCACTAGAGGAGCAACAGGTAGCGGAGCAGACCCTTCAGGTCGAACGCACCAAGCTCCTCGAGCAGTTACCGGAATGGCGCGATTCCACTAAGGCACGCGCAGAGAAGGCGAAGATCGTCAGCTACGCGACGGAGAAACTCGGTTTTACGACCGATGAGATTTCCGATCTGTACGACGCTCGAGCCGTTTTGGCTCTTCGCAAGGCGATGCTGTATGACGAGGTTATGAGTCGTCAGCAGAATCTCCGGCCGAAGATCCAGCAGAAGGCGAAGCCGATGAAGGCAGGCGTCTCTGTTCCGGTAACGACCAAGTCTGTGAAGTCTCGCGAAGCTCTTTCCAAGTTACAAAGGAGCGGCAGCACCAGAGATGCAGCCGCAGTGTTTGAACAATTTTTGGATTGAGGTAAAGGACAATGTCTCAGACTAGCAATACTTTTGATACCTTTAATGCGAAGGGTATCCGTGAGTCTCTCTCGAATGTGATCTACAACATCTCGCCGGAAGAGACCCCGTTCATGTCGAACATCGGCCGCGAGAGCGTCAAGAACACGTTCTTCGAGTGGCAGACGGACTCGCTCGCTGCTGCCTCCACGACCAACGCGCAGATCGAAGGTGACGACGTGTCGTCCTACGATTCGACTGCCGCCACGGTTCGCTTGGGTAACTACACGCAGGTCAGCCGCAAGACGCTCATCCTCTCGGGCACGCTCGAGTCGGTGGACAAGGCTGGTCGTCGTTCGGAGTTGGCCTACCAGCTCGCGAAGCGCTCGGCCGAGTTGAAGCGCGACATGGAGAGCATCATGCTCACCAACCAAGCTGCCTCGGGTGGCTCGGCTGGCGTCTCGACTGCTATCCGCAAGACCGGTTCGCTGCTCGCCTTCTTGAAGACGAACACGGACAAGGGCACGGGCGGTGCTGACCCGTCTTACACCACGCAGCCGAACGCGACCCGCACGGACTCGCTCGCCGCTGACCAGCGCACCTTCACGGAGACGATCCTCAAGAGCGTCATCCAGAAGGTGTGGACGGCCGGCGGTACGCCGAAGGTGCTGATGGTTGGCCCGGTCAACAAGCAGCGCGTTTCTGGCTTTGCTGGTATCGCGGAGATCCGCAAGGAAGTGACCGGCAACAAGCCGGGCGTGATCATCGGTGCCGCTGACGTCTATGTGAGCGACTTCGGTGCCGTCTCGGTGGTTCCGAACCGCTTCCAGCGTGAGCGTGACGCTTTCGTGCTCGATCCTGAGTACGCCAGCGTATGCTACCTGCGTCCCTTCCAGACGATTGAGCTTGCGAAGACCGGCGACGCCGAGAAGCGCATGATCGTTGTCGAGTGGGGCCTCAAGGTCAACACCGAAGCTGCCCATGGTTTGGCTGCGGACTTGACCACGACCTAATAATGGTCAAAATAGTGGGCGGAGGGATATGCCTCCGCCCACTATCCTCGAGGACGCATGTCCAAGAAATTATTTGACTATGACCCGTTAACCGGTACCACCAAGTGGTGGCACTATGACGCCGACAAGGATGAAGCGAAGATCGAGACGGTCTTTGAAGTTGGCGACATCATCGAGAAGAATAAGCAGCAGTACAACTCGACCGACGAACGGGCGAGGTGGGGTGAGTGGAGCAAGGTAGCGTCGATCCCGATGGCCCTGTTCTACCGACTGAAGCAGCAGGGCATTGTTGACGACCCGGCAGCCATGAAGCGCTGGCTCAACGACCCAGATAACAAATTATTTAGAACTCGAGCGGGGCGCATATGAGTCGCTCCGTTGCCATTTTAGTCCCAGCACGGGACACGGTCATGACATCGTTCGCTTACGACTTAGCGCGTGCGATGTCTTTTCATACAGCGACAACAGACGACCGCGTGGTGCTCTTCACAAGCCACGGCACTCTGATCGCATCACAGAGAATGGAACTTGCGCGGCAGGCGCTAGAGGAGAAGGTTGACTTTCTCCTGTGGCTAGACTCCGACATGCGGTTCCCGAAGGAGACGATTGGCTACATGATGTCGCTTGATAAGGACATCGTCGCGGCGAACTACGCCACGCGACGGATGCCGGTCAAGCCGGTAGCCATGATGGATGGCGGAGATAAGGGCATCGGCCGGGTGTATACCGAGCCGGGGCAAGAGGGGCTGCAGCCGGTGGACTACGTCGGCATGGGCGTGATGATGGTCAAGCGCGAGGTGTTCGAGAAGGTCGAACAACCTTGGTTCGCGATTCCATACAGCACGACCGGCGGCCACTACATCGGTGAGGATGTGTTCTTCTGTCGCAAGGCGCGCGAGGCTGGGTATGAAATCCTGGTCGATCACGCGCTCTCGCAAGAGGTGAAGCACATCGGCACCTTCGAGTATTCGCTTCAGGGTGCATGGGCAGTAAAGGACGAGCAGAATGGCGCTTGATACCTATACCAATTTGAAGACGTCCATCGCCGACTGGCTGAACCGCGACGATTTGACCGCGGTAATTCCAGACTTCATCTCGTTGGCAGAGGCGCAGATCGAGCGTCGCCTGCCGATTCAGAAGTTGGTCAAGCGCGCGACTGCGACGGTGGACACACCATTCTTCGCAGTGCCGGCTGACTTTGTATTGGCCAAGTCTTTCATCCTGACCTCGACCGCGCCGGTGCAGCAGTTGATCCAGCTCACGCAGGATGAGGTGGATTCGAAGAAGACGCTGTACACGACGACTGGCAAGCCGACCTACTTTGCGTTTGTCGGTGGCCAGATCGAGGTGCTGCCTGCGCCAGACACCGGCTACACCGGTGAGCTGACGTATGTGGCCAAGCTCGAGAAGCTCTCAGGGGCTGTGGCATCCAACTGGCTGCTGACGCAATACCCTGACGTGTACCTCTATGGCTCGCTGCTGCAGGCGGCGCCTTATCTGCGAGACGATGAACGCATCGCAGTCTGGGGCGGCCTGTACGAGAAGGCGATTGAGGAGATGATCGTACAAGACCAGCGTGCGTCATTCAGTGGCGGACGCTTGGCAATGACCGTCAAGCCGACGAGGGTGATACCGTGAGTGCATTTTCAAACTATCTCGAGAACAAGGTACTGCTGCACGTTTTCGGCGGCTCAGCTTACTCTGCGCCTGCCACGCTGTATCTTGCGCTCTACACCTCTGACCCCGGCGATGGTAACACCGGCACCGAATGCTCTGGTACTTCGTATGCGCGCCAGACGATCACCTTCACGGTGGTCAACGATACGGCGAGCAATAACGCTGCGGTCGAGTTCCCGGTGGCAGGATCTTCTTGGGGCACGATCACGCACGTCGGTATCTTGGACAACCTGACGAGCGGCAACCTGTTGGCGCATGGTGCGCTCACAGCATCGAAGGCGATTGCCTCTGGCGACGTCTTCCGCGTGGAGAATGGCGACCTCGACATCACTCTGGCCTAAGAGAACTGAATGGCTACGATTGTCACTCGAGCAGGTAAAGGTTCGCCGCTAACCCATAACGAGGTTGACGCGAACTTTAACAACCTCAACAACGACAAGGTTGAGGAGAGCACCACGATCACGGCCGGAACCGGCCTGACCGGTGGCGGAGACCTGTCCGCCAACAGAACAATCTCGCTTGCTAATACCGCCGTTGCTGCTGGCAGCTACGGCAGCGCGTCTGCTGTCGGCACATTCACGGTCGATGCGCAGGGGCGACTCACCGCAGCATCGAATACCAACATCGCGATTGCCAACACCGCTGTGAGCGGCCTCGGCACGATGTCCACGCAGAACGCCAACAACGTCGCTATTACAGGCGGCAGCATCAACGGCACGACTGTTGGCGCATCTACGGCTAGCACGGGCGCGTTTACGACGCTCTCAGCCTCCAGCGGCGCGACTATCTCTGGCGGCAACCTTGCGTTTACGACGACCGCCCAGCGCATCACGGGCGACTTTAGCAATGCGACGGCTGCAAACCGTTTAGCATTTCAATCAAGCACGACTAATGGCAATACAAATATTGAAGTGTTGCCGAATGGAACTGGGACGGTTTCTGGTTTAATTCTTGAGTCCGGATCTGATTTTAACAGCTGTTCCAATACACAGCTGCTCGTTATCAATGGGTCAGATAGTCGTATAACCGCTGGTATTCGCGGCACCGGCTCCTACCTCCCGATGACCTTCTACACCAACGGCAGCGAGAGGGTCAGGATAGATACGTCGGGCCGTTTCGGTATCAACTTAACTCCTAGCACCGCAACCGATGCCAAGTTGCAGGTGACAGGCGGAACGACTAACGCAACAAGTCTTGCTACCGCGTACTCTGCCGCAACAGTTGCAATCGTCCCAAAAAGCACATCAGGCTATTCTGTTGCGTTTGCTTCTGGCACTAGCGACTTTCCTTTGCTGCAAGTCAGCGCAAACGGCGCTGCGGCGGGAGACTTTTTACTTCAGCCATACGGCGGCAACGTCGGTATTGGGACGGCTTCGCCGGGAACAAAATTAACGGTTTTATCTGGGACAAATGCCGGCATATCAGTTACCGATGGAACGGTAACAACCATTATTTACAACTCAACTGGTGGCGTTGCATCCATTGGAACAACATCAAACCACGCTATAAATTTTTATTCTAATAACACCGCACGCGTTCAATTAACAAATGGCGGTGAACTTATTTGTGGCGGCACGACCGACCAAGGCGCCTACAACCTTCAATGCAACGGCACAGGCGTATGGGGTGCTGGCGCTTACGTCAACGGATCTGACGAGCGTCTGAAAGACGACATTACGACGCTAAATGATGGGCTTAACGTGGTGTCGCAACTTCGCCCTGTCACGTTCAAATACAAGCCTGACTATTCCAAAGATCAAAACGTCCAA